CTACTAAGTTATATTATTACCTTAAGGATAGGCTTAAGAGAGAAGGCTTTAGTGATCTGTCTATACAGATAGAGCATGAGGTAGCTGAGATCACAGCTCAACAGGTACGTAATGGATTCAAGTTAGACTTTGACCTAGCATGTCAGTGGCAGGCACAGATGGAATCGCGCATCGCTGAGATAACGGTGGAGCTACAGGAAAGGTTCCCGCCTATCATTACTATACGTGTCAGCGACAAGACAGGTAAGCGTCTTAAGGATGGTGTCGAGGAGTTTAACGTAGGATCTAGACAGCAGATAGCTAAGAGGTTAGGTAAGCTAGGGGTTAAGTGGAAGAAGAAAACACCCACAGGCCAGCCAGTCATTGATGAGACAACACTGGCGAACGTAGACATACCTGAAGCTAAGCTATGCGGTGAGTACTTGGGTCTTGTTAAGCTAAAGGGTATGGTAGATAGCTGGTTAAAGTTTGTTGATAGGGAGACACATCGCATACATGGATACGTTAATAGCTGTGGTGCAGTGACAGGACGCATGACGCACAACAAGCCCAACCTCGCTCAAATCCCTAGTCTTAAGATAGCTAGGCAATGCTTCACTGTAGAGAAAGGTAATGTGCTAGTTGGTTGTGATGCTAGTGGTCTAGAGTTACGATGCTTAGCTCACTACATGGATGATGACAACTACACCAATCAGATACTTGAAGGTGACATTCATTCGTTCAATCAGAATGCGGCGGGTCTACCTGAACGCTTCATGGCTAAGACAATGATCTATGGACTCATTTATGGTGCAGGTGATGCAAAGCTAGGTCAGATCGTAGGCGGTGGTGCTAAGGAAGGTAAGGTTATCAGAGAAACATTCCTGACTAAACTGCCAGCGTTGCGTAAGCTGATCGACAAGGCCAAGGGTATCGCTGAACGTACTAAGCGTATCAATGGTATTGATGGCAGGTTCATCAAGGTTGATGAGGACTACAAGGTACTCAACAGGCTGCTTCAGAGCTGCGGTGCTATCGTTATGAAGATCGCTGTACGTAACTGTTGTCATGCATTAGATCGTCTTGGTGTCGAGTATAAACTTGTGGCTCAGGTTCACGACGAGGTGCAGATAGAATGCGCTGAACGTGACGCTGTACTTGTAGGTGGTACTGCACGACAAGCAATCATAGACGCTGGTGTCGAGCTTAATATGCGATGTCCTATGGACGCTGAGTATCGTATAGGTTCTAGCTGGAGTGAAACTCATTAAATTAATTTATTATCCGAGTGGATATTAGGAGAAATATATGCTATAATATTACTATAGAGTTACTTAAGAAGAAAAGAATATAAGATTACATTCAATGTAATTCTATTTAATGGTACATAGACTTAATAGTTAACAACAAAGAGAGAAATAATATGGAAACTAAACCTGTAGTAGTAGCATGCGAACTTCACTGGCCATTCCTGAACAAGCCTAACGACATGAGCGGTAAGTATCAGGTGGATATTGGTAAGCTATCCTCGAAAGCGGTTGATGCCCTTTCAGCAATGAGCATTCAAGTACGTAACAAAGGCGATGATCGTGGTAACTATGTCACGGTTAAATCAAACCATCCTATCATGCCTGCCTTCTCTGGCATGGATGCAGTGGATTCTACACTGATCGGTAATGGTACTAAGGCTAACGCAGCCCTTAAACCATACCACTGGGACTTCAAAGGTAAGAAGGGTATCTCCCCTAGCCTAGCTAAGCTGCTCATCACCGAGGTAGCAGTGTATGATAAGGACGGTGGTGATGGCGGCGTTAACATGGACGATGTTATCTAATGCTTTTAATAGATGCTGATGTCTTTAGCTACCGTATAGGGTTTGCCTGCAACGAAGAGACTGAAGAGGTTGCCCTATCCCAGCTAGATAACTTGGTGTTACAGACGTTGGTAAGGAGTTGTGATGATGCAGCTCCTTACCAGCTCTACCTCACAGGTAAAGGTAACTTCAGGATAGACCTAGCTACAATTAAACCATACAAAGGAACACGAAACGCCGAGAAACCAATCCACTTACAAGCACTGCGTGATTACATGGCTGATAAGTGGGATGCATACGTTGTTGAGGGACAGGAAGCTGACGATGAAATAGCCATCGCAGCTACACTCCACGGAGACAACACAGTAATATGTAGCGTTGATAAAGACTTTCTGCAAGTACCATGTCGCTTCTATAACTTTGCTAAAGATGAGTGGACTACGGTTAACGAGTGGGAAGGGTTGTACTTCTTATACAAGCAGATGCTTACAGGCGACAGAGTAGATAACATACAAGGTTGCGCTGGCATAGGTGAGGTCAAGGCTACTAAAGCATTAGAGTGGTGTACAACAGAAGAAGAGTTATATCAAGCAGTTGTAACATGTTATAAGGGAGATGTTGAAGCTGTCTACGAGAATGCACGATTGTTATCCTTGCGTAGAGTCCCTGAAGAATGGTGGGTAGACCCTGTAACTAGGGCAGAAGAATACGATGGAGTCAACCCATCGGGAGGTACGCCACCACCTCCACCAAGTACTGCTGATATAGACAGTCTTGAGAAGCTTCAGGTAAGGACAAGAAGATGACACAGAAACGTACATTAGTACCACGGACTAGAGCAGACGGTAAGTGGACAGAAGCAAGGTACTGGGGATTCATTCGGTCAGCACTCAGAGATGCAAACCGTAGATTCCCGCCACGCTACGCTGCTAAAGCAGCAGCTAAGAAGACTGTCACTGGACATCGCCATCGCTTTGAGTTCCAATGTGCTGAATGCACAGAGTGGTTTAAAGATAAGGAAGTACAGGTGGATCACATCATACCAGCAGGAACATTAAGAAAGTATGATGACCTTCCACAGTTTGTTGAGAATATGTTCTGCGAAGCCGATGGCCTTCAAGTGTTATGTAAACCATGTCATCAGCTAAAGACAAACGCTGAACGTGAACAGAGGAAATCAAATGACTAAGCATTTAGTAATACCAGACACGCAGTGTAAACCTAACCAGACCTATGAACATCTAGAGTGGGCGGGTAAGTATGCTGCTGATAAGAAACCAGATGTTATCGTTCATCTGGGTGACCATTGGGATATGGAGGCACTATCGAGCTGGGATAGAGGTACTCGCAGCTTTGAAGGTAGACGCTACACTAAGGACATTGAGGCGGGTCATGCAGGTATGCAAGCGTTCCTAAAGCCTATCAGAGATGAGCAACATAGGCTCAGACAGAACCGCAAGAAGATATGGACTCCACGGCTAGTGTTTACTCTAGGTAACCATGAGAATAGAATCGAGAGAGCAGTCGAAGGTGACGCTAAACTCGAAGGTCTGATTGGGTATCAAGACTTAAAGCTACAGCAGTATGGTTGGGAAGTTTACGACTTCTTGGAGCCTGTCATTATCGATTCCGTTGCCTATTGTCACTATTTTACCTCGGGGGTGATGGGACGCGCAGTCAGTTCAGCCAGAGCGTTACTAGCGAAGAAGCATCAGAGCTGTATCATGGGTCATGTTCAAGATAGGGAGTGTGCATACGATAGAAGAGCTGATGGCTCTAGGATAACTGGGTTGTTCGCTGGCATTTATTATCAACACGACGAGGAATATCTGAACCATCAAACCAATAGTTCATGGCGTGGTGTATGGATGTTGCACGAGGTTGATGAAGGACAGTTCGATGAGATGCCTGTATCTCTGTCTTATTTGGAGAAGAAGTATGCCACTAACTTTTAAAGAAGTCTGTGAGAGACTGTCTCATATTGACGAGATTACTTTGCTAGAGGTTTTAGATATTGCTAGTGAGGACATTGTTAATAAGTTTAAAGACAAGATCGAAGAGCGACTTGAATCATTAGAAGAGGACTTACAATGAGTATTAATAACGCAACACCTGCTGATTGGGATAGAGTAGCTAAAGAAATTCCCGCGATAGACCCCAATGACAGTGTAACACTAAAGACCTATACGGACATGGCAATGGAAGAGGCTCACGATATAATCAATAAGCCACAGCATTACAACACTGGCAACATTGAATGCATCGAAGCCATTGAAGAGTCAATGTCTAGCGTAGCTTTCAAAGGGTATCTCAAGGGCAACTGTATGAAGTACCTTTGGAGGTACGACTATAAGGGCAAGCAGGTAGAGGACTTACAGAAAGCCCAGTGGTACTTGAGCAAGTTAACCATGATGGTAGTATTTGAGAATAAAGGGAATAATTTATGAAGATAGTTGATAAAGACTTTGAACCTAGAGAAACAAGCAGTACGTATGATAAGATAAGACAATGCATTGACTCAATGAATTTCCTAGAGGATGACTCACATGACTTCGTATTGGTTGTTACCAGTGGTCTTGACGGATATACTACTGTAGGTACTAACCTATCACCAAGCGATTCAGTGTTTATACTTGAGTCCGCTAAACTTGGTTTAATTATGGGAGATCCAGAACAGTCAGAGAACTTACACTAGGAGAATAATATGTCAGGTAAAGGAAGCAGTCCACGACCAATGCCCGATAGAGAAACATTTGAGAATAACTTTGATGCTATCTTTAGGAAAAATAAGAAAGACGATAAGCCAGTAAAAACTAACAAAGATAATAAAGGAAAGAAGTAATGGATATTTACCAGAGCTACATTCATAAGAGCCGATACGCTCGATACCTACCAGAAGAACAACGCCGTGAAACATGGGACGAAACTGTAGATCGTTATATCTCATTCTTTAAGAACCGTGGTAGCCTTGACAATAAGACTGGAGAAGAGCTAAGAGAAGCTATCACCAACTTAGAAGTTATGCCTTCCATGAGAGCCTTAATGACAGCAGGAGAAGCACTAGACAGAGACAACGTAGCTGGATTTAACTGTAGCTATATTGCTATTGACAGCCCACGTTCTTTCGACGAGCTTATGTACATCTTGCTATGTGGTACAGGCGTAGGCTTCTCCGTTGAGCGTCAGTACGTAGGAAAGCTTCCTACTATTGCTGAAGAGTTCTTCCCCACTGATACAACAATCCATGTCAGTGACTCTAAGGTAGGTTGGGCTAAGGCATTCAGAGAACTAATTAGTCTTCTGATTGTAGGACAAGTGCCAAGCTGGGATGTCAGTCGAGTACGTGCCGCTGGCGAGCCACTAAAGACCTTTGGAGGTCGTGCCTCTGGACCTGCTCCACTAGTAGACTTGTTTGCCTTCACTGTAGGGCTGTTTAAGACCGCTGCTGGACGTAAGTTAACAAGCGTGGAATCTCATGACCTGTGCTGTAAAGTGGCTGAGATCGTAGTTGTGGGCGGTGTACGTAGGTCTGCATTAATCAGCCTATCTAACCTGTCTGATGACCGTATCCGCAGAGCTAAGCATGGACAGTGGTGGCTTGATGCACCTTATCGTGGCCTAGCTAATAACTCTGCATGTTATACAGAGAAGCCAGACTTTGAAGCCTTCCTTAATGAATGGAGTAGTTTATATGAGAGTAGAAGTGGAGAGCGTGGGTTCTTCAGTCGAGTTGCTAGTCAACGACAAGCTGCAAAGAACGGTCGCCGAGATCCTGACCACGAATTTGGAACGAATCCTTGCAGCGAAATCATCCTTAGACCAAATCAGTTCTGTAACCTCTCAGAAGTTGTCGTGCGATCAGACGATACAGCTGAAAACCTCCACCGAAAGGTACGTCTTGCAAGTATTCTTGGAACTCTCCAAGCTACCCTGACAGACTTTCGATACCTACGTAAGAAATGGCAACAGAACACTGAAGAAGAAGCGTTGCTTGGCGTATCTATGACAGGCATTCAAGATTGTAAACTAACTAATGGAGTAAAGAATGGATTACCTGAGCTACTTGAAAGCCTCAAGCAGAAAGCTGTTGTTACAAATAAAGAATGGGCTAAGAAACTCGGCATCAATCAAGCTGCCGCTATTACTTGTGTCAAGCCTAGTGGTACTGTCTCTCAACTTGTGGATTCTGCTAGTGGTATTCACGGCAGATTCTCCCCTTACTACATTCGTCGCGTCAGGGCTGATATTAATGATCCACTATGTGGTGTACTCTCGAATGCAGGAATAACATCAGAGGTTGATGTAAGGTCACCGAACACACTGGTGTTTAGCTTCCCTCAGAAAGCACCTACAGGGGCTGTAATGTCTTCATCTCAAACAGGAATGGAACAGTTGGAACTATGGGATGTATATCAGAAACATTGGTGTGAACATAAGCCGTCTATTACTGTGTATTACAAAGACAGTGAGTTTCTTAATATTGGTAGCTGGCTTTATAATAACTTTGATGATTGTAGTGGTGTGTCATTCTTGCCATTCAGTGAACATACTTATGAACAAGCACCATACGAAGAGATTACTAAAGATCAATACAAAGAAATGAAGGCAGAGATGCCGAAGGAAATATCATGGGACATCACAGAGTCAAGTGATGTTACTGAAGGGGCACAGACATTAGCATGTACAGGAGGGGCATGCGAGATCTAGGTTAACTAAGCCGCTGTTTACAC